GTCGACAAGCGCAAGGCCGAGACCCGCAGCGTGCTTGACTCCCTCGTGAACGGAGGCAACAAGGATGACGGACAACCGGCAACTGGAACAGCTGCAAGCCAGCCAAGCTCGGGCGGTGGAACTGGCACGCCGCGATCTGGCGAAACTGTGGGAGACGCTGCAACAGCTCAGCCCTGAATGGCAGCGTGACATGCTGCTCGACTACGTGCCGCAACTGGTCGTCAAATACGGCGACCTCGCGGCGCAGGCCGCCTATGAATGGTATATGCGCGTCCGTGGCGAATCGGTGCCCGACCCGTGGGAGTACGACCTGTCCGACTCGTTTCCCGGCGACGGCATCGACAAGACCATACGCTGGCAGGCCGGCCACCTGTGGACTGACCCGCAGACCATGCAGGCGTTTCTGGTCGGCGCGATGATGCGTTGGGTCATGTATTCGGGGCGTGAAACCATCGCACGCCTGTGCGAGCACGACCCGTCCGAACCACGGTACGCGCGCGTGCCGAGAGGCGCGAAGACGTGCGCGTTCTGCGCGATGCTCTGCTCGCGCGGCTGGGTGTATCACAGCGAGAAGACCGCGAAATACGTCAAAGGCTCGTTCAGACTGTTCCACGACGACTGCGACTGCCAGATCGTGCCCGAATGGGACAGGGACAAAGCTCACATCGAGGGTTATGACCCTGACCGCATGTACTCGGAATACATGCACGCCCGCAGCCTCATCGAGAACGGCGGCCTGGACGACGACACCTATCGGATGATAAAGGCCACCACAAAAGGCAATCCCGACAATCCCAACGACCCGAACACGCTTGTCTACCTGATGCGCCGGCTTTATCCAGACCGATACAAGGACGGGTATGGAGTACCCAGACCGTCCCGTTCGCACTGAATTTTCCCCAACCACCCGCACGGGTGGTTTTTTATGCCCGAAACGGGCCCGAACCACAGGAGGAACCATGACCGAAGAGGCCAACGGTAACCAGCAGGCGGCATCGACCGATAACGGGGCGAAGCCGCCCGAAATCGACTACGAGGCCAAATACAAGGAGGCCGTCGCCCATTCCCGCGAATGGGAGAAACGCGCCAAGGACAACAAAGCCGCCGCCGACGAACTGCAACAGCTCAAGGAGGCCCAACTGTCCGAAGCCGAAAAGACCGCCAAACGCATCAAGGAGCTTGAAGCCAAGAACGCTGCCTACGAGGCGGAGAAACAGCAGAACGAATGGAAGACGCAGGTTTCCAAGGAAACCGGCGTACCCATCGGACTGTTGCACGGCTCCACGCTCGAAGAGATGCAGGCCAACGGCAAGGCGCTCGCCGACTACATCGCCGACAAGACCAAGCCGAATGTGCACGCCTCATCCGAATCCAACCAGCCGCCAGCACCTTCCGACACATCCGGCGATTGGCTTCGCGATCAGTTCCTCAAGCAGAAACGCAAATAATCCACCTCATAGAAAGAAGGTATGACGATGGCTTCCAACGTGAACTCCATCATCGCCAGCGGCGACCTCGGCGGCGGACTCATCCCCACCGAATACGCCACCCAGATTATCCAGGACGCTCCCAAGTCGAGCGTATCCCTGACCCGTATGCGTCAGATTCGCATGAGCACCCGCACGCGCACCCAGCCGGTGCTCGACTCCAAGCCGATCGCCTACTGGGTGGGCGGTGATACCGGCCTCAAGCAGACCACGAAGATGAAGTGGTCTGGCCTGAGCATCACGGCCGAGGAGCTTGCGGCCATCGTGCCCATCCCCGAAGCCGTCATCGCGGATTCCGGCATCCCTCTGTGGGAGGAGGTCACGCCGCGTCTGGCGGCCGCGCTCGGCTACAAGCTGGACCAGGCGACCCTGTTCGGCGTGGACAAACCATCCAGCTTCCCCGACGGCATCATCCCGCAGGCCCTCGCGGCGCATAACACGCTCACCCAGGGCAAGGACCTCGCCAAGGACGTGGCCACCATGGGCCAGAAGCTCGCCGAACAGGGGTTCGCCATGAACGGCTTCGCCAGCAAGCCGGGCCTCAACTGGGAGCTTATCGGCCTGCGTAACGCCAACGGCAGCCCGATCTACGTGCCCTCGCTCGCCTCCGGCGCGCCGTCCACCCTGTACGGTTTCGGCCTCAACGAGGTCGATAACGGCGCATGGGATACCACCAAGGCCGTGCTGCTCGGTGCCGACTGGTCGAACTTCGTGGTCGGCATCCGTCAGGACATCACCTACAAGCTGCTTGACCAGGCGGTTATCACGGACGACGACGGCAAGGTGATTCTGAATCTCGCCCAGCAGGATTGTGTGGCCATGCGAGTCGTGTTCCGCGTGGGCTTCCAGATCGCCAACCCGATCAACGACGTGCAGCCGGACAAGGCCAAGCGCTTCCCGGCCTACGTCATCGCGCCGGCCTCCGCCGTAGCGGCGTAGGCCACCGGAAAGTGATGGCCATGGGACTGAAGCTGCCGGCCGCAGCACGCGGCTTCGGCATCATCGCATTCTGACATTAAGGAGGCCGTCATGGTCGATGAAACGGAAGAAAACCCATTTGCCACGCATTTGGAATTGGCCAAACGCTGGAAGCAGATGCCGGACGACCCCGATTATGTGGATCAGCGTCTGGCCGATGCCTCGCAGTTCCTCCGCGAACAATGCCCGGATTGGCGGAACATATCGCAGGCGACGCTTGAACGCATCGCCTGCGAGCTCGCCAAGGACGCGATCTCATCCGACATGCAGACCGAGGGCGCTGGTTTCGACACCACCGGTGCCAGCAATCTCAGCCTCACGGCGGGCAATTTCACCCAGTCCATGACATTCGCGAACCCTCGCGGCGAATTCTACCTGTCCAAAGGGCAGAAGAAGGCGCTCAGGCTCACCGGCCAACGCTTCTACAGCATCGACCTGTCAAACGGGGAGGCGTCATGAGGGGCGAGACCGTGAAAGTGGTGCGCTACACGCCGACCGGCGAGACCGACCCCGGCGGCTCGCCAGTCACGAAGGTCGATATCGAGTCGGTGGACAACGTGCTCGTCTCACCAGGCGCGATGAGCAACGCCACCGACTCGATTCGACCTGACGGCGTGACCGTTGCATTCACCTGCCTCTTCCCCCGCAGCTACGCATACCGGAGTCTGCGCGGGGCGAGTGTGCGCATCAATTCACATGACTACGAGGTGATCGGAGACCCGAGGCCATTGGGCGGCGGCATGAAGCCGACTGCATGGAATCTCACGGTCGAAGTCACCGACGCGGAGGGATAGTGCATGAAACGGGTGAAACTGCATTATTCGGCATTCCAGGCGTACAGGCGCAACGAGGGCGCTCGCGCCGCCTTGTCGGAGGCACAGAAGATCGCGGCCCGCGCCAACTCCATGGCCGCGCCGACTCACGCGGGGCAGCCGTCGTACACGGCGGAGGGCCCGCGGGCGAACGAGAAGGGCGCGACGGTGCTCGTGCATACGGATAATCTCGCCGCGCGCATCGATAACGCCGTGCGCGACACGCTCGCCAAGGCGTTGGGAGGCGGCTGATGAACGCGGAGAAGCTGGTCATGGACTGGCTCAACGCGGCACCCGAACTCAAGGATTATCCCGCGAGCTTCGAGGTTCCCGCCGAATCCAGCGCCACGAACCGTATCCCGTTCGTCACCGTGGAACGCACGGGAGGTTCGGAAGGCCGGTTCGTGTCGAGACCATTGATCGCTGTGCAGGTGTGGGCCGCTTCACGCTGGGAGGCTTCGGACGTGGCACAGCGTCTCGTGCTGCCACGGTTGAAACGCATCGTTGAACTGCCCGAGGTGGCCGATTGGGACATCACCGGCCTGACCGACTTCCCCATGCCGGACGGACGGCCACGCTACCAGATACTCATCCAGCTCACCGTCAAGACCGACGAATGAGCATCATTTCCAGAAAGGGCCTAATCATGGTTAATGAAACAACAACGAAGAACGATTCCACAAACGTGTCGTTCGGCAAGTTCAAGGTCGGCGGCTACGCGTACGCGGCACCCGTCGGCACCGCATTGCCCACCGATTCTGAAAGCGAGCTCGACTCCGCTTTCCAGCTCATCGGCTACCTGTCGGAGGACGGCATCACGAACACGACCGACACCGACACCGCCGAGGTCAAGGACGCGAACGGTACGACCGTGATGAAAGTCGTCTCCAGCTACTCCGAAAGCTACCAGTTCGTGCTCATCGAGTTCCTGCGCAAGGCAGCGGCGCAGATGCGCTACGGCAACGACGCGGTGACCGGCAAGGACAAGAGCATGGTCATCAAGCATCAGATGCCCGACGATACACCGGTCTCGCTCGTGTTCGAGATCGTTGCAACCGGCAACGTGAAGGACCGTACCGTCATCGGTTCCGCAACCCGTTCCGAATTCGGCGACCGCCAGCTGCATTCGAGCGACGTGCTCGGCTATGACCTCACTGTGAACGCGAACGACATGGGCGATGGTGTCACCTCCATCGAATATATCGGCATCCCAAAAGACCAGAGTCTCTGACCGTGACCGCAACGGCTCGACTAGCCAACGCTTCCCCTCGCGGATTCCTTTCTTCTCTCCTTGCCGCGAGGGGAACCCTTTTTTAACCGTCAAGGAGAGAACCGCTTTTTTTATCAAGGAGAATCAGAATGTCACGCAACCGAAGCCACCGCAACACAAACGCCAACCAGATTGCCAGCCATCCACAGGACCACAAGCAGTCCAAGAATACGGTTCGCCGTGTCAACGTCCGTGGAATCGATATCGGTATCGACCCGAAGGTTTTGGACGATTGGGAGTTCGTGGAATCTCTCTACGACCTTCAAGCCGACCCGAAGGGTAACGCCTTGCAAATCGTCCCATTCCTACGCCGACTTCTCGGCGACTCATACGACAAGGTCAAGAATGGATTGCGAGGGGCTGACGGTCGTATCGACGGCGAAACCATGGGCACCTTCCTGACCGAGCTGTTCGAGGAGATGGGTAAGGCTTTCCCAAACTCATGACGCTCGTGCTCCTTCTCGACCGCTGCCCCGACCAGTTGGCGGCGGACATGAGAAGAGAGTACGGGCTTGCCGTCCGAGACCTTCCGCCCATGCAGGCCGCGCTGCTGGCCGTGAATCTGCCGGATGGATCGCGTGTCTGGCAAGAACTGAACACGGCGCGCGCGTGGACGTTCGACCAGTATCTCGCCGTGCTGCGCATCGAACAGATGAACCTGTGGATGTGGGGCAACGAGGACCCGAAGAAACGAGGTCCTCGGCCCAATCCGTTGCCGCGTCCAGGCAATCCACTGCCAAAATCATCCCACGAATCCGGCCAGCAGCCCGAAAACCCCGATGGGAATACCGTACGCCGCACGCGCACCATCAAGGCCGTGGGCATGACCGTCGAACAACTCGACCGATTCATGAGCCAACGGTTCACGACCGTGAACAGTGTGAGGAACCGACCGCAGACCGGACAACCATAACCAAACAGAGGAAGGCGAAACAATGGCCTATGATCTCGCGACCGCCTACGTGCCCATCGTCCCCTCGATGGAAGGCGTCGGCAAGGCCATCGAAAAGGCGTTCGGCGACGCATCCCAGAACGCGGGAAGCAAGGGCGGCGGTCAGGCCGGCAAGGGCTTCGCGTCCGGCCTGCTCGCCAATGGAGGCATCATCGGCGCGGCTGCGGCGGTCACGACCAAGGCTATGGGCGTCATCTCGAACAGCATCGGCAGCGCGGTCGGCCGCGCCGATCAGATGAACAATTTCCCGAAGGTCATGAAAAACCTCGGCTACAGTTCGCAGGACGCGGCCGCATCCATCAAGAAGATTTCGAACGCCTTGGACGGCCTGCCGACCACAAGTTCGGCAATGACCGGCATGGTGCAGCAGCTCGCCCCACTGACCTCGAACCTCGACGAGGCCACCGACATCGCTTTGGCGTTCAACAACGCCATGCTTGCAGGCGGTGCAAGCACGATGGAGCAGGAGAACGCGCTCACCCAGTACACGCAAATGCTGAGTGCGGGCAAAGTGGACATGCAGGCATGGCGTTCGATTCAGGCCGCCATGCCGGGCCAGCTCAACCAAGTGGCCGAGGCCATGCTGGGCGCAGGGAAGAACTCAAACGACCTGTATGAGGCCATGAAAAACGGGTCGATCAGTTTCGATGATTTCAACAAGAAGGTCATGGAACTGAACCAGAACGGTTTCGGCAAATACGCCTCGTTCGCCCAGCAGGCGAAGGACGCGACTCAGGGCATCGGCACGGCCATGGAGAACGTGAAGAACCGCGTCGCCAAGGCCGTGCAGAAGGTCATCGAGGCCGTGGGAGTGGAGAACATAGCCGGAGCGATTAACGGTTTCTCCAGCCAGTTCGGCAAGGTCGGCGACGCTGCGGCGAGCATGGTCACCGGCGTGGAAGGCTGGTTCGGCAAGGCGGCGCAGGCCGCGCAGCCGCTCGTGTCGATCTGGAAGTCCGATTTCGGGCAGCTCGGCATGTATCTGAAAGGTCTGGCGGCGAACGCGCAGGCATTCGGCGGGAGTCTGCTCGATGTCGTCACGAATGGCGGGGGCTTGCAGAACTTCCTCACGGGATTGAACAACATCATCTCCCCTCTCGTCAACTGGTGGATCGCGCTTACCCGCAACGTGAGCATCTTCATCGGCACGCTTTCCGACAGCGGCGGCGTGCAGGCGTTCCTCGCTTCGCTCAGCGAACTCTGGAAGGGCCTCACGCAACTCGGTCAGGGATTGTCAGACGCAGTAACCGGTTTCCTCGCGGTCGGTCAGAACGGTGGCGTCGCAGCCTCCATCGGCCAGCTCGTGGGCGACGCATTCAACGCCGCCGCCCCATTTGTCGAAAAACTCGCGTCCACATTGCAGTCGCTTGGTGATTGGGCGATCGGCAACGGCGATGCGATACGAACCATCATTGCTGGCATCGCGGGTGGTTTCGCGGCGTTCAAGACGGCGAGCCTCATATCCGCAGCCGTCACCGCATTGAAATCGTTCGACGCGGCGGCGAAAATCGCCGCAGCCGGACAATGGGTGCTCAACGCGGCAATGAACGCAAACCCAATTGTTCTCGTGGTCACCGCGATAGCGGCCCTTGTGTCGGCTCTTGTCTGGTTCTTCACGCAGACCGAGACAGGCCGCAAGGCGTGGGCGGCGTTCACCTCGTTCCTCTCTTCCGCGTGGCAGTCGGTGGTGTCGTTCGTCACCGGTCTCGGCCAGAACATCGCGAACTTCTTCACGCAGACGATTCCTAACGCGATCCAATCCGTCATTCAATGGTTCAAGCAACTGCCTTCCGCAATCGGAACGGCGTTGTCGAACCTTATCACGTCGATTGGCACGTGGGCGGTGAGCTTCGGCCAGTCGGCATTGCAGGCGGGCCAGCAGTTCGTCTCGAACATAGCGAACTTCCTCACGAACCTTCCGGCGACGATAGCCTACTGGCTCGCCTCCGGCATCACGTTCGTGGTGCTGTGGGCCGCACAGCTCGGCTCTCAGGCGATTTCTGCGGGCCAGCAGTTCCTCACGAACCTCGGCACGTTCCTTATGCAGCTGCCGGGCAACATATGGAACTGGCTGACCTCCACGGTCGCGTCGGTGGCGAGCTGGGCCGCGCAGATGGGTGCCAACGCGCTTTCCGCAGGCTCCCAGTTCCTCAGCAACGTCGGCACGTTCATCTCCCAGCTTCCGTCGAACGTAGGCTCATGGCTGAGCGGTGCGATAAGCGCCGCAGCCAGCTTCGTCGGGCAAATGGCGTCGAACGCGGTCAACGCCGGCTCACGGTTCCTTTCGTCCATCGGCTCCTACATTTCGCAGGTGCCCGGACGCATCGGCGCCGGGCTTTCCGGCGCGATAAGTGCGGTTGGCTCGTTCGCCAGCAGCATGGCATCAGGCGCGTTGCGGGCGGGACAGCAGTTCCTCAGCAATCTGGTCAACACGCTTGCATCCATACCGGGACGCATGGTGTCCATCGGCTCGCAGATCGTGCAGGGCATAATCAACGGCATCACGGGCAGTATCGGCCAAGTCGGCAGCGCCATTCTCGGCGGCGTGAAAGACGCCATCGCCAACGTGAAGAACATGCTCGGCATCCACTCGCCATCACGCCTGTTCCGCGACCAGATAGGTCGGAACATCGGCCTCGGCCTCGCCCAGGGCATCAGCAACAGCCAAGCTGCCGTCATGGCCAGCATGAACGACATGGCCTCCGGTGTCGCATCTACGAGGTTCACGACCCCGGACGTAGCTGCCGGATACGGCGTGAAGTCAGTTGGAACCGCCGTTCCCACAAGCAGCGAAACATCGTCCGGTGAGCTGCTTGGCGAACTCCTGTCGGAACTGCGCGCACTGCACGCGGATATGCCGCTGATTATGGAGAAGCTTGGCATCGAGGTGGATGGTCGTGAACTCGGAAGGGTGATACGCAATGCGATCGCTTAGTTATATATGCGCCTCGACCGGTGAGACGATCCCACTGGAAGGGCCCGGTATCTGGGCCCAGACGGCGGATGGGCTGCGCGGTCGCGAATGGTCGTACACCATCGGATACCGGAGTCTGACCGGAGTAAGTCGTACGGCGCGCGAGGCCGAGCTTGACCTAACCTATGTCCGCTGCCCCGAGAAGGTGGATTCGACGCGCCGCCTGTTCGATGCCGACGTTGCCGCAGGAACGCCGGGCATGTTTGATGCTGACGGCTGGACGACTCGCGCCTACGTGGTCAAGGCGGAGCCGCAGACCATCACGCCGGCGATAATCCAGCAGAAGCTCACCGTGGTCATGCTTGACGGCATCTGGCGTAAGGCCGGGGAATCGCAGCACTTCTGGAGCGACGCGCTCACGCCCGGACTGGACCTCGACTATCCGCATGATTATCCGCATGATTATCTGGCGACCACGAGGAACGCGGTGGCCTCGAATCCCATGCCCACTGCCATGCCGTTCCAGATGGTGATATTCGGGCCGGTGTCGAACCCGCAACTCACGTTGGGCGGCAACACGTACGCGCTCGACATGGACATACCCTCGGGCTCCTACGTGACCGTCACCTCGATTGCAGGCCGTCGCACCATCGTCATGACCGCCGAGAACGGCGACGAGACCAACGTGTTCGACAAGGGCCGGCGCGGAACCGGTCTCAACGGGGGCGAATACATCTTCCAGCCGATACCGGCTGGCGATTCCATCGTGCAGTGGAGCGGCTTCGGCGTCGATTTGACCGTCTATCAGGAGGAAAGCGAGCCACCATGGTGGAACTGATCGTCACCGATGCTGGCCATGTGGACCAAGCCAGCCTTGAGGGCTTCACGCTCGACGCCGCGTGGGGCGCGGACGAGAACGATTTCGAACTGACCGTGGACAGGCTCATCGATGCCGGTAGCTACGTGTATTTCGACGGCGGCGAGTGCGGTGGCGTCGTGGACTCCCTGAAGGACTCGCTGAAGGACGGCCGCAGCACCCTCACCTACGGCGGTCGCACGTGGCACGGCATGTTGGCGAACAAGATTTTGGAGCCTGATAGGGGCAAGGATTATCTCACCGTGAGCGGCACGGCCAGCACGGTCATCGGCTCGCTCATCAGTCGCGTCGGCCTTGACGGCGTGTTCGACGCGGTGGACTCGCCCACTGCCGGCGCGCAGACCATCAAGCAATACCAGTTCGACCGGTACACGGACTGCTATACGGGTTTGAGGAAGATGTGCGAGGCCAACGGACTGAAACTCAGGCTCGCCTAT